TTTTCTTGAGTGTCAACAGACGGCTCATTCTTTCCGGTAGTACCTTCTGGAGTATTTTGTAGAATAGCATTCGAACGATATACTTTTCCCCAACAATGGGGACATCTTACATAATTCATGAGGTCTTGCAGACTCTTTTCCGTAAACTCCTTATCAACAGACTTTACAGAATCAATAAGAGTGATAACCTGATTTCTAATCTCCGGAGTAAGTTTCTCCATTTCTTCTCTTACGATGTCCTGTGTTATCCATCTTTGATAATCAGCAGCATAATCGAGTACCTGTTGTGCGAAGGTATGCTCTGTTTCCGCATCATAATCAAACTGATAACCGCAATGAGGACATGAGACAACGGCACCACCGTTGAGACTCTTCAGCAATAAATTTAATTCCATATCGTAACTTTTTAAACGTTCATCGCTATATCCATGCTGCAAGAACGCTTTACGAACGAAATCGACAGCTTCCTTTATCTGCTCATCAGTAGCAGTTTTGATATTCACTAGGAACGTTTGAGGATTACTTCCCCAACCTGTCAATGTAGAATACTCCATCATTCGCCATTCGAGCACTTTACAAGAATCAAGTGAATCCCTCTTAATAGCTTTGACACCGATGGAGTGTTCTAATGTGCGACCATGCTCTGCATACAGTTTATAATCAGCCAGGATATCCAGTGACATCTGTTTTTTGAGGTTCATTTGACCGGCCATAATCAGATTACCGTCCTTTTCTTCACCGCTCAATGGCACACCTAATAACTGGTCTGTACGATGATTCAGAAACCAACGCATTCGACCAATATTCTCTTTCAATGTCTTGTTGAATGATCCGGGCATGGATATGTCATTCTGTGAGTCCTTCACACCGATACCGTTAACCGCAACGGTAACGACACCTTTCTCATCAACGTCATTTGCCTTTGTCTTGTACTGAAGGCTTTTGATTTTCTCTTCCATTTTCAACTTCACTTTTTGTGTTAAGACTAAATATTTGTTTAACTATCTCTCGTTCCTGGTCCGACATTTCAAATAATGTTTTATCGAACATAGGTTCTTCAAATTTACTTTCACCAATCTGTGCCCGCCAATCATTGTACGTTATCAGGCCGCTAAGAAACTGGTCTTTGCACCTGGCATTCACATTGGTTTTAACTTCCTCGGCTTCTTTTAATCCTTCCTGCAAACAATCCACATCGGAGAAATCACAGTCCAAATAATAGCCACTTGTTTCAAGTCCCAAGAATTGGGTAAACTCACTACAAAACTGTTTTGCTAACGGAATGATAACAGAGGAATAGGCGCTCTTCTCTGCCGTAGATTGATTGCTAAAAGTAGACTGGTCTTTACGAGGAACCAACACAGGAGGAATACCGTATGCACCTGCAATACTAATAGCATCTGCAAGTGTTTCCTCAAAAGGTTGAAGTTCTGCAATAGTAAGATTGGTACGTACAAAGCTTAATGGAATATCAGACAAACCATATGGTAATTGATTCTTGCCTACCCCATATTTACCGTAGTGCTGTTCCAATATTTCTTTCTTCTCATCATTAGTCATTGCAATAGGCCCGGATTCATCTTGTTTCATGTTGATAAGGAATCCTAATCCACCGCGTTTTACATAAATCACATTACGGGCTTCATACACAGCAATAAGGTTTGATATCGGCTTCATTTGCGAAAAGAGACGGCTTCGCGATTTCATAAATCCATTTCCTGAATAATAATTCACAAGTCCATCCCTATCATGCCAAATTTGATGAGCAGGAATGTTCACAGTACTCAAGATACCATAGCCTAAGCGATAGCCACCGATTATTTCATCTTGATCGGCTACGCCAAACAGAGGAATACTACTTCCTAAAACAGGAAGTGCCTCTACACAATCAGCAGGAAGTTCCCAATAATTTGAGCAATAACGCCATTTTTCTGCATTTGAGAAACTATCAGACATTGCAGCACGTGTAAAACTGTTACCAAGACACAGTTTATACACAAAATGCTGATAAACATTTTGTTTCCATGTCATCAGGCAGTTAGGTCTAAGAAGTATCTGATTCAGATTCTTATTGTTCCAAACAACACTATCATCCTTCACTTTCTTAAACTGAAAGTTGGCACTAGCAATACGGGAAGCAATATAATCAATTGGGAAAAAGACTTCCGGAACAGAGTCAAAAAGGGACAGTAAGTTCCGAGAACAAACAAACGGAGAAGAAAATAAATCTTCAACAGTTATTTTTATCCCTTCAGAAAGTTTCTTTTCCTCACCTGTATCACTAATGACATCCAGTACAGGTTCTTCTTCAGACTTAGATTTTTTACGAAACCAGCTCATTTAATTTTTATTTGAAACAAATGTAGGGATATGAATAATCGGTTTCTCAAAACCCTAAAATCTTGAAATTTAAGAGGAATATAAAATACATGATAATATACTATAATACAATAAATTACAGCAAATTCGATTATGAATACAATTTTATTATGTAATATGCAAGACCGCTTAAAATTATACTTGCACTCTTGTTTTCACTGTTTATATTATAGTCCATCAGATTAGTGATGAACGCATTGTAATCCTGCGATTCTTCAAGCATTTTAGAAGATAACAGGATATTGTTTCTTATAAAGTCAGAGGTAGCAGCTATTCGTTTATCTATGTCCGGAAACTCTTTCCTTACTCTGACTTCAGTTCCTTTCATTACTTCCCTCAACTCACGTACAGTTTGATAATAAGCTGATGAACATTCAAACAAACATATATTTGCGTCATGGCCGGTGCAAGCAGCCTTGATTTCTTCAATAGAAGATGATTCCCTGAACAGAGCATCAACTAAGTGCCATTTATCACCGCATCGGAAAGCCTGGACAAATACAAATGTTCCTTCTATATTCGGCATGACATACAAAAGCCGCTGCGTGTACACATTTTGCACTTCTGGGTTGAAGAAACCAAGTATTCCTTTACCGGCATACAAGTTTCTCTTTCGCCGGTTACTAAACTCGATGTACTGCTCATTACATAAATCTACAACCACATATCGGAATGTGTCGGATATGTGCCCGTGTTCCTCATAGCTCTGCAAAGTTGTTTTATTCTTCACCTTAGTTTTGAGAATGGCACCATTGGCATCTTTCTGCACACTCATGTAATCCTCAATGGATACAGAACATGATTCGTCGATGTATATCTCTATGCCAGGAACGGTACAATCAAAGATAGCATTGATAAACTCACCAGTCATTGCGACACTCGGATTCTTATTGCCTACTTTATCCTCAATCTCAAATCCTTCTTTCTGTAAAGTATCTATGAACAAGTCCATCCAAGAACGTTTCTCATCATCGAAACTATTAGCGGATTTCGTTGAGGCGTCACCGTGTACGTATAATATGTCAGAATATTGAATGAATTTCAGATACTTGGCTACGAGTTTAGAAGATTTCTTCACTGTGTTGTTCGGGCTTTCGGCACACGTCTCATGGAATTGCCAAATTCGGGTACCGGTAGTAAAATCTACTTGCCAATACGATACACTGATATATGGCAGCACGTTATTATCTACTGATATATGAATAGGTAGGCTTGGAACATACTTATGTTCACCGCCATGTTTTCCACGGTTGAAGGAGCCGAAGAACTCGCTACCAGTACGAATAACGCCCCACTCTCCCAATGCGTACACATTGTAATAGTCCGGGTCATGAACTCTATCATATTCAAAGTCGGCAACACATTGCTCATCGTAAAAACCGTATGTACCATCAGGGGAACCAACAACCCAAAAATTATTCAGATAAGTAGATTGGATAATAACTGTATTTGAGTCCTGTTCCTCGATTTGCTTTGTACGAGGATTAAGTATTTGCCGGGGTGCATTCTTCTTTACGGATTTGACCTTAGTAAGTTCTTCCGCTAACTCTTTGCCGGCAATGGTAACAGACATCGGCACATCATGCCATTTATCTTTATCAATGAATTCTTTCTTTATCCAGTGGCTTTCACTGATAGGGTTAAAGGTACAAATAATCTGCTGGCCTTTCTTTCCACGCAAACGCTTACGTAACTGTTTGAAATCCGGATGTTCGAACTCTGACCATTCCTCTAACTGAACACGCTTATAGTTGGAAATACCCTTTATCTTCTCCGGATCATCAAGACCGGAAAAATCTATCTTAGCTCCATTAACCAGGCATTTGATAGTGTTCTGTTGGAACTTGAACAAATGGGATATGCCAAGACCTGCCGCAGCGACCTTATAATCTTCATAAATGGTTTTGAGTATAGAAGCTCCTACCTTACGCATGACTAGAGTATTCTCACCGTCCTGTAATGTTTGTATCAGTATAGTTTGTGCGACACTGTACGATTTACCGGAAGATGAGCCACCATACAAGATAATGAAACGGATAGTCTCATCATTCAAGTACTT